GTCTCGCGTTCACCTGTTATTGGAGATATGGCAAAAGATTCCTTACATATTTGCAGGTTTAACAGAGGTATCTATTGTACTATGCTCTATCCTTTGCTGCCTTAAATACATCTCATGGCCTTTCGCTATGATGTAAGCCACCGAACCTCGAGCAACACCGCACGCCTTGGCTACATCGTCGAGGCTAAGGTTACGCTCGCGCAAGTCGTAGGCCTTGCGACACACGTCGGCATCCTGTGCGGTGGCGGTGATCTCGTAGTCCTCCTCCTCCTCGAGCACCAAGATGGGAGTGCCGATGGCGCTTAGCCTGATGCTGCGAGGGTAGGACATCCATCCACGCTTGATCGCCAGGGCAACCAGGTTGGGGGCTTCGTGCAGTAGTTTAACTCGGTCGAGGTCGTAGGGTATTTTCATTTTTAGAAGCTGGGCGATGGGTCGGTGAACCGGCAGAACTGGCCTTCGTACCAGAGGGGGACGAGGCCGCACTCGCCGTCGCGTTGTTTGGCGACAGCGATGATTGCCTCGCCGTTGGCTTGGTTGCGTTCCCGGTTGAGCAGCAGCACCAGGTCGGCGTCTCGTTCTATCTGCCCAGAGTCGGCCAGGTCAGTGAGTCTAGGCACCCGTCCCTTGTCCTTTTCGTTCTCCCTGTTTAACTGAGCCAGGGCGACCACCGCGATCTTGGTGTCGTGAGCCACGGCCTTGAGTCGACCGGAGACCTCGGCGATCTCATAGGTCTTCTTTTCGGCCGCCTTGCTGCCGTGGATCTTCTGGAGGTAGTCGACCAGGACGAGCTTGACGCCCCATTTACGGACAGCCCGGCGGATCACCGCGGTGATAGTGGCGATGCCGGACACACCGGATCCGGACACGAAATAGATCGGGCTGCCGGCCACCTTAGCGGAGGCACTGGCCATGGCCTTCATTCCGCCTTCATCGAGGTCGCCGGTCTTGATGTCCTGCATCGGAATAGATCCTACGGTAGAGACCATTCTCCGCACGATAGACTCGTCGGACATCTCCAGCGATATAAACAGGGTCGGCACCCGGTGCTCGATGGCTGCTGCCCGGGCTATTGCGATGGCGATGGCGGTCTTTCCGATGCTTGGCCTGGCCGCAATGATGGCCAGCTCGCCGAACTGGAAGCCGTCGGTCATTGCGTCCAGGCGCCGGAAGCCGGAGGTGATGCCGGACAGGTGGCCCTTCCTGGCGAAGCGCTCCTGGGTAGAGTCGATGAACCGACTAACTACCGACTTGCAGGGTTGCACCTCTTCCTTGGATGCCTCAACGGTGAGCCCTGCTTCGGCATTAGCGACGATTTGATCCACAGACAGGGTGGAGACAGCCGAGTCGCGAATTAGACGGTCACCGGCGAATCGTAACTGCCGGCGGTGATGGGCCTCGAGGACAGCCTTGGAGAACTCGGGATGGTTGGACGGGCTGGCGCATATCTCGTCGCAGCGGTTCAGCACATCGAAAGGCACCGGAGTCCCAGGCATCGAGCGTTTCCATTCCTTGACCAGGCTCTGGAGGTTGACCGGCTCGGTCTTGGCGACCAGGCCTTTGGTCACCTCGTAGATCTGGCGCAGGCTATCGTTCTGGATGGCCTCGGTGGTGATCCTTGAGAACACCTCGTAACAGACATCCGAGCCACCGGATAGACAGGCGCCCAGGAGGCCGAACTCGTCGTCCTCGGCGAAGTAGGGGTCGCTCATTGGTAGTCCGATATGTTGGTGCTCGTGGTGGCCGCACGGGATTCACCGATACCAGGCATAAGACCGCTTCTAACCTTGTCGACCTCACCGTTCCAGTTGTTCAACAGGGTCATCAGCTCGCGTCGAAGGTATTTGTCGTCCGACTGGTAACGTGCTTCCAGGGCAACCAGGTCTTCCTCTGGAGTGTTAAAGTCGAAGATCTCTTTCAAGGCCTTGATCTCTTTCGCACTCCACTGGGTGCCAGGTCGACGGCGGATCATTGCACCGACTCGTAGGCGAAAGGCTTCAAGGTCAGGACTCAAGGCTTTCTGCGAAACTCCTTCCTTTCCATTCCCTTCCCTTCCCTTCCCTTCCCCTTGACCCGCGTGGTCGTCGCGTGGGGCACGCGTGGGGCACGCGTCAATTTCCTCGGTGTTTATTGGGGTTTGCTCAATGTTTCCTTCTGGATCCGGCAGAATAGACTGCGATTCCCGGTTGTTGATCACCTGGTGCTTTAGGAAGCTGGGGATAAACCCAAAGCACGCGTCACCCACGCGATACTTGAGAACGAAAGCACGCGTGGCCAACGCGTCGAGCACGCGTGAAAAGTCGACGCCATCGTAGGGCAGCACCTGCACACCGATGCGCCTGGGCTCCCACTTAAAACGGCCTTCCCGGTCAGCAATGCACCAGAGGCCAGCAAAGGCCACGCGGAGCGGTAGCTTAGTTTCCAGCTCGGCCTCGAACAGTCCCTCGTGATGGAAGAACTCTGGTTTGATCGTGCGGATTCTCATTTGTTTGAGCCTCGTTGTTTTCTGGCTTCGACAACCTGTTTCGAAAGATCAGTTATCCATTTTTTGTCAATCAGACCGAAACTAGCTGCATCACGAAGCACATTCAGCGCTTCAGGAATAGGCCATTCTGCACAGTGTGCTGCGCCGCAAAACTCAAACAGTACACCATCGTCGGGTACGCCTCCGTTGCTTAGGTTTGATAACTGCCTAGTTATTTCTGCAATCACGGCGTTTTCAAAACCGGTGCACACAATGTTAGAATAGCTTGCTGGTTCATCTACTGATTTATGGCAATCAAAACAAAGTGTTACCATGGTGTTTCGATGGTATTCCCATGGATCCCTTTTGCTGACGTAATAACAATGGTGGACGTGCAGTTGCTTGGTGGTTTCACCGCAGCAAATGCAGGTGAAGTTGTCTCGTTCTAAGACTTTGAGCCTGGTTTTCTGCCACCGCGGATCTTGGAGTTTTTCAGAGTATGTCATGGTTCAAACAGAAAACCCCACCCAATCCGCGGTGAGAACTCCCGTACAAGCAACGGGACGTGACACGGAAAGAGTGGGGAAAAGTGGGTTGAACATGGCTTGTAGTTGTGGTGCCTGCGTTGGCTTCTCACGGCTCACGCTGACGGGTCTTCATTAGCTGACAGGATGGTCGATGTCCAGCTCACTCATTAAGATCCTGAAGGCTCGTTCTGCTGTTGCTGGGACAACACCGTTGCCGAGGAGTCGGAGTTCATCCGTTCTATTATCACAGGTGATGCACAACTGGGCATAGTCCAGCCCACCGGCAGGCCCATCAGTGTCTCCACCCAGCGGGGGTTGAGTTTGCCGCTCTGCTGCATTGCTACCTTGGTCGTCAGGAATAACTGCTTGTTGATCCCCTGTGCCTTCTTTGCATCCGCTATCTGCTGCCACTTCACCGGATCCGCATTCGCTCCCGGCCTGCTGTCCCCATCCGCTGATGGTGTCGGCCATGACTTCTTCACCTGCTGATCCAGCTTGTCGGTCATGCTCCCGTCCTTCTGCCTGTTCGCTCCGGTCGACACGGTGGCTGTTTGCCATGTCTTCACCTGCGCCGTCAGCGGCATCGTCGCCACATCCCCCTTGGCTTGCCTCTTCGCCCATGTCTCCGGGTTCTCGTCCGTTGTCTTGCCGGCTCTCGGTGTTGCCCACGACTCTGGGCGGCTCCCAAGCGTACTGCTGCTCGCCGGGACGGCTGGGCCATGCTGCTTGATAACCACCGTGGTGAGACTCTCCTGCTGTCCTTTCATACCGCGGCTCCTGTTCTGGAATCCCTGTCGAACCTCGCTGGCTTGTACTGTGGGCCAGTAGCACAGACGTGCCGAGGGGGGGGGGTACGCGCTTGAGCTGAGACTCGCCTTGCGAATTCTTGGCCTCGTTCGCTGTCATGGTTGGCCAGGATGAACACCCGCTTGCGTTGGTGAGGCGCTCCGCATTCAGACGCTGAGAATATGCCCCACGTCGTTCGATAACCCATTCCTGCCAGGTCTTCGATGACGTCGGACAGCCCCAGGCTGATATGTCCTTCGACGTTCTCAAAGAAGCAGCACCGAGGTCTGAGAAGTCGAATGCCGTCTGCGATGTAGGGCCACAGGTGCCTCGGGTCGTCCTTGCCTCGGCGCTGCCCTGCTGCACTGAATGGCTGGCATGGATAGCCCCCAGTGAGGATGTCCACTCGGTCGCGAAAGCTTTCCCAAGGGAAGGTCTTAAGATCCGGCCAGATAGGTGCCGGGTCCATGAGTCCCGCTTCCATTTTGCTGACCAGATTCGCGATTGCGAAGGCTTCGATCTCACAAAGAGCGATTGTGCGCAGACTTGGGATTGCTCGTTTGAGTCCAAGCTCAATGCCTCCGTATCCAGCGCACAGGCCAATGTGTGTAACTGCCTGGGAAGTATCCATGTCATGGTTGCTCCTCAGTAAGCCGGCATCAGGATGTCGGCCACCGCCTGGGTTAGCTTCACGTCCTGAAGGCAGTAGTTGATCGCCGCCTGTCGGTCGGTGTTCCACAGCAGGCTAAAGTCGGCGCCGTTCCCTGACTTCTCACCGAGTCCCAGGTGGCGACTGATCGACGCAAGGCTTCCATGGGCCCGGTTGTCCCCGAGCTGCCACACCTCCCGGAGGTCGACCACCAGCTCCGACCAGTAGCGGCCATTCCTTAGCCAGTAGGGCGGCATGATCTTGTGGCGCCAGGACCGCTTGATCAAAAAAGGCAGGTCGAAGGACTTGATGTTGAAGCCGATGAGCTGCGGCTGGCGCTCGTAGTAGTTGAGCAGCGCCCACCATTGTCGCAGCAGGTGGGCCTCACCGTCGGCATCGGCGCACAGGATGTTCTGCTCCTGGTGATCGACCCGGTAGCCGATGCACAGCACCTGGCCCGACAAGGCATCCAGGGCGGCATTGCGAATGTAGTCGCTGACATGGGACTCCTCGGCCTTCTGGAGCTTCTCGGCGATAAGATCAGGGTTCTTGATGTTGCCCATCTTGACCTGCGTTGGGTCGAAGGGCGGAATGTTGAGCTGCTCGAGCGGTAGAGGCCCGGTCTCTATGTCAAAGTAGATGTTTGGATTGGCTGGCATTTGTTAGAGTTGTTGAGAGTTGTTGCGCGTTTGTCGGCCGCTGCGCGCCCCCGGCACTACGAGTCCCCAGCAGCAACAGGCTGCCGGAAGATGGTTAAAATCCTTTTCCGCAATTAGGGCAGACTAGGAAGTTGATTGGATCTCTAGTCGTTGGCACTTCGAGCCATTCGCAAATTTCATGGTAGGAAACCCAGCCGAATCCTCGAATGGCTCCTGGCCTAAGGTGGCCGGTGTTGTAGAGGTTTAACACTTCCTCGCGGCTCTTGACGCACAGCCTTTCGAGGGTGTTGAACGTCCTGACCGTAAACGGGAATCCCCATTGGCGCAGGATCTCCTCGTGCATCTCGGCCGACTGCTCGATCTGTTTGATGCGCTGGCGAGAAAGGTTAAAGTGCTGCCCGATCTCCTCGAGGGTCTTGCCTTCGGAGCGCATCCGTACCACCTCGGGCACCTTGTCGACTAGCTTAACGTAGGGTTGGCGTGTTTTCATCTAAATGGTGATTTCAAATTGTTTTGGCGCTGATTTTATTCTGCAAACAAAGACAGCTTCTCAACCTCTGCTTGGCGGGGTTCCAACATACTCTGAACAATCCATATCGATTCTTTGTACCGCGCCCATTTTCCCCCATCCGTTGAAATGGTCACGTTGCTATGAGGTATGATATTCCAAGGAATCCAATAGGTTTTCCCTGTGTCTAACTGATGAAGTGCAATTAAGTCTGCTTGAGGCGCTTTGCCCATGCGGTAAAACCATCCTTTGGAAGCCCCGTAGCACGCGAAGTTGGCCGACTTGACGTCAACTCGAAGAACCTTGTTGACCAGCAGGTCAAACGGCCACTTCACGGCGGTGCATCTTTCAACCTGAAACCCTGCCGATTCCAGTATCTCCTGAACTCTCTTTTCACCGTCCCATCCGGTGTCGGAGTCAGAATGTTCTCTCGCAAGGCCAAGTCGCTCGGCCCATTTTAAAAACCCACCTTTCTTTGAGATCTGGTTGGCCAAATCTCCTTGTTCTGTATCTTTCAGATACTGATTGGTGGGCATAGTGCCTGTGTTGCGGTAGTTTTCCATGATCCGATCTGAGATCATGGCTTCGTTCCATTGCTTTCTTGTCATGGCACCTACCGGATACCATTTAAAACGATCAAAGACAAGAAATGATTTTAGAATGGAATGTCTGAATCGGTGGGATCTTCCTGGGCGTTGATCTCATCGATGCGCTTGGTCACCGCGGCGATCAACAAAATGTCCTCGGGGCTCTTTCCGGCGCTGACCTTAGCCTTTGGTAACCAGTGCTCGCTTAGGCCTCGCACAGCGTCGTCGGTCAGCTCGGAGATCGGCACGCCCTTGAACTTGCCGACGTGCACCTTCACATCCGAGATCTTGACCGGCGCCGCGGTAGCCGGCACCACCGTCTTCACCTGGTCGTCATCCTTGGGCGGCCTGTCTTCCATGCGGATCCACAGGCCCGAGGGCTTGAGCGGCTCGCCGTTCTTGTGAGCCATGATCAATTTGATGTTCGAGAACGTCTTGCTGCCGTCTTGGCTCTGCTCATGGACGATCACCACGGTGGCTGGTCGGCCGATGAGGCTGTCCAGGTCGAGGCTGGTGGTCTCCTCGGCGGTAAGGGCCCGACCGTGCCAATCTCGGAGGAACTTGGTCAGGCCGGCCTTCTCATGCAGGCTAGCGGTCATCGGCGCCGTCATAACCACCCAGGGCTGCACCGGTGTGCGGGTCTTGTCGATCATGTCCAGCTCGAACGCGATCTTAAACTTTTGCTTGGTGCCGTACTCGGTCTCGTAGGCCTTAAGAGGTGTGATGTCGACGCACACCGCGCGGCCGGTGTACTCGGGGCACGGTGTGAAGGTGCCGCCTGTTTGTTTCGTTGATACTGTGATTCCCATGTTGTTGCTG